TAACAGTTAGCGGTAATATTATAGCTGTAGGTGCAATTACATCTAGTGGTGCGATTAATGCCGCTAGTGCTAATATTAACGGTGCAGTAACAGTTAGCGGTAATATTTCTGCAACTGGAGTTATTCGTGGTAATGGTACTGGTCAATTGTTGAACACATCATTGAATGTAAGTACTGGGACATATACCAGTATTAGTGGTACATATACTAATATTATGTCAGTTAGTTACACACCAGTTCGTTCTGGAACCAATATTGTAGTTGGTTTTGATGCTAATTATACAATTGATGGTTCAGGTGGAGATAGTTTTGGATCAAGAATTATGGTAAGTGGCAGTCCTATAATTACTAGGACTCAGGCATTTGCCGCTTCAGGTTCACCCGGTGCTTCGGATATTCGTGGAAATGTATTGTTCCCAGTTTCTTACTTGTATCAGAATGCTACAGCAGCGGAGACAACTATTGCTGTTCAAGCTGCTATGTTGACTGGAGAAGATGTGTTGACAGTGGACAAATCAAAGGCAATGTTGACAATTACTGAATATGTTAGTTAATTTATGATTTAGTTTAAGATAGAGGAGGGGATTTATTCCCCTCCTTTTTTTTTGTTATTCTGAATGTTGTTTCTGTTTTATTTATATACAGTTAAAATACATAATTGATAAATTTTTACAATATTTTTTTATAGTTAAGATTTAATCATATTATAAGCTGCATAAATAGAAATATGATAAAAGTTTATAAAGTAAGTGAATCTCCTTACAAAAAAAACAAAATAGTCAAATCAATTGGTGTTAATAAAATTAATTCTCCAGAAGAGACATTAAACATGATAAAAATGACAAAGCTAGAAGGTTTAAATAAACCAAGATTGAGTGAAAAGTTTTTGACTAAAGTTGATGGTAATTTTCATTCTATTCATATGCCCGAAAAAGGTTCTTTTAATGCTGGTATTGTTAGGTATGATGATGAAAAATTGATTTGTGTGTACAGACCGAATGAGGATAATTTCACTGCATGTTATCTTGATAACAATTATAATCCAATAAAACATAGTTATTATAAATTTAATATAAAAAAAGGTGCTGATCCAAGAGTTTTATGGAATGATAAGAATGAGTTGATTTTAATTTATGCTTCTTTTGATTATTCAAAATCTAATAGAGAATGCATTTGTGGTTCTGTAATAATGGAAGACAGAAAAAGTGGTAAATTTGTTGATAGACCAGCTTTTAGAGTAAGTAGTGCAAATTTTAAAGATAGACAAAAAAACTGGATGCCTTTTAATTATAATGACAAGATATATTTGATTGCTCATGTAAATCCTCATGTTGTATATGAGTTAAAAGACGACAGAGATAGTTGTAAATTACATGAAGAAAAATGGAGTAGTCCTTGGTTGATTAAAGAGCCGCTTAGGGGAAGCACTAATGCTGTTCTTCTGCCAGATGGTAATTATTTATCCACTTTCCATACAGCCATGAAATACAAAAACAAATTTCATTATGACAATGGATGTTATTTGTTTTCTGGCAAGCCTCCTTTTAATGTTTTGAAGTGTGCTAATAGAACATATCTGCCAGCAGAGGCTGCTTGTGAAAAGCATTTTAGAAAAGCCAATGAAATAGTTTGTAATTTTCCTGTTGGAATGATATATGAAAAAAACAAAGTTATAATAAGTTATGGTGATAATGATACTTTGGTTAAGATAGTAGAATATGATTTAAAAGATTTGCTTAATACAATGGTTGTCGTTAAATAAAAAAACAATGCAATCAAAGAGTACGAATGCATATTAAAACAATTAATTTTTATTATTAAGAGCAATAACATGAACAATAGATTCAAAATAAGTAAATTGTTAGAAGTTGCTAAAAAGAAGAATAATAATGTTGATGTCAATACGTTAAATTACATTATTGAAAATGAAATAATTGATAATGACAAATGCAAAAACAATAAAAGGCTTAATGCTCGTTTTTTTACAAGAGTTAACGGTAAGTTTCATCGTATTAAGTTAAAAGAAAATGGTTCATTTAATGGAGCTATTGCTCAATGTGACGGCAACAAAATTGTGTGTGTTTTTAGATCTGATGAACAAAGATTTGTAGCATGTTATTTAGACCAAAATTACAATGTAATAAAAGATAGTTATTATGATCTTGACATGAAAAATTGTGCAGATCCAAGAATTTTGTGGAACGAAAAAGATCAATTAATTTTGTTTTACGCATCAATTGACGAAGTTGGTTTTGAAAAAGAACATATTCGTGGTTGTGTTATAATGGATAATAGGAATAATGGCAATTTTGTTAATTCTTCTTCTTTTAGAGTAAGTCCACATGAATTAGAAGGTAGACAAAAAAACTGGATGCCTTTTAATTATAATGATAAGATATATCTTATAGCATCCGTTTGTCCTCATATAATTTATGAGTTACAAGATGGTGAAAATTGCAATAAAATCTGTCATACTGAATGGAAAAGTCCTTGGTTGATTAAAGAGCCGCTTAGAGGAAACACAAATGCCGTTCTTTTACCAGATGGTAATTATTTAGCAACTTTTCACACATCTGTACATCATAATAATATTCGACATTATGACAATGGATGTTATTTGTTTTCTGGCAAGCCTCCTTTTAATGTTTTGAAGTGTGCTAACAGGACATATCTGCCAGCAGAGGCTGCTTGTGAAAAGCATTTTAGAAGAGAGAATGAAATAGTTTGTAACTTCCCTTTAGGAATGATATATGAAAAAAACAAAGTTATAATAAGTTATGGTGATAATGATTCTTCTGTTAAAATTGCAGAATATGGATTACAAGACCTTTTGAATACAATGGTGAGTGTTTTATGATAAGTATACCTATAGCAGTTTACAATGACACTTTTAAATGGCAATTAAGTTTGTTTTGGCGTTCTCACAAAAAAGTTTATGGGGAACAAGCTAATAAAAAAGCTTTTGCTGTAATAGTGGAAAGAAACACCATTAATGAGCCAGAATTTAAAAGTTTTGATTGGAATATTGACATTACTTATGAAATTTGCAAACCATTTTTTGAGTTTGAGAAAGATATAAAAGATCCTATATTTGTTCCTCTAAATATACAATATGGATTAAAACAGATAATTCATTGTTTTGATGATGATGAAATAATAGAAGTTTTAGATTGTGATATGTTTCATATTAAACCACATCCTGATGTTAGACCTAAAGATGATGAAATTTACGTTTCTGCGATTTACGAAAATTGGCATTTAAAAAGTCTTACTAGTAACAAACATGTGATAGAAAAATATTTAAAACCAAATCATGGTGATTACAATGGCGGATTTGTTCCATTAGTTGGTAAAGCAAAAACATTTAAAAAGATTTTAGATGATTGGATTGATTTTCACGTTAAGATTGTTAAAGACAATCCGGCTAGTAATCTTGAATCAATTCGTTGGTGGTCTGGAATGTATTCATTTCAAGTTGCTTGTGCCAACAACAATGTTAATCTTATTGCCAGAGATTGGTGTCACGTTCCTCCTGAAACGAGTTTATCTGACAGTCATTATATTTGTCATTATTCATGTGACAGGATATTTGACAAGAGAAAAATTCATGAAATTAATTTGAATAATTTTCCAAAAAACAAATATTATGAATTTGTGAAAGATTGGTACATTAACAGAAACAATGATTCTTCAAAATTCAAATTATTTATGTAAAAATTTTATACCTTGAAAATAATTTTTGCATCTTTGAGATAATTGGTTAAAGCAACTAAATGTTTACATAAACCCGGAACACCAGTTGGATTGGGTGATCGACCTCGTGGTGAACCAATTGGTTGTTCTTTTCTCAAATTACTTGATGGGTCGAATAACGCTTTAACTTTATTGTTTGATGTATTGAAAGCCCATTTGAAAAATTCACAAGTGCAAAATACTTCTACATTACCATTCTTGGCATTTATTTTAGATATTTTTTGTATACCTGTAATTGTGTTAACAGGAGTTCTGCCTTTCATTTTTACTTCAGGAAATTTTATTATTGCTTTGTAACTGTCAGTCAATCCTCCAATAGTTCCTCTGATCATAAAAGTATTAGGAGGAAGCAATTCATATTCAACATGATTTACTTCAACATCATTTGCCGCAGTAATTCTACCATGATGGTGAACTTCTGTATTAGCCAATAATGATGAAAGATCCATTTCAACCAACCACAAGTCATTCATATTATTCCTTTGTCTTTGTACTATTTAGAACATCAAATGTCAATATTGCTTTTTTTATTTCTCTTGACTAATTCTTGTATTAAATATTTTTTTATTAATTGGTACTTATCTTCTTCATTGCATCTGTTAATATATTCATTAATATTTTTTGTCTTTTTAATAAGTACTTTTATGCTTCCATAGTTCTTATTTTCAAATGCTGCTTCCATAGCTTCTTCTAAATATCCAACATTGTTGCTAATATGAATCTCTAATATCTTAGAACTATTTATAGCAGAACTTATAATTGTTTCTTTAGTTAAGCAAGCTTCTCTTTCTAAGGCATATCTAGCAAGCGTAGTGCTATTTGCTAATATTGCGTGTTTCATAAGAAGATCTGGATGCATTCTATCTTTTATTTTTTCTAAATATTCATATTTATTTGGAAATCCATTTATATCATCTATTGTTAAATTTTTATGAGAATCTATATAATAAATTAAATTTTTGACATATTTTTTATTATATGCTTTTAGAGCAATAATATTGCCTTCGTTATTTAGTTCTATTTCTCCTACTTTTTTGTCATTGAAATACATGGAAAACCTATTTGATCTTTTGACAAAATAGATGTTTTTTCCACAAAGTTCTTTATTTTTAAGTTCCATGTTTTATCAAAGTATCTTTATAGAACTAATTAATTTGTAGTTATGTTTTCTTAAAAAACAAGAACAGTTTTCTTCTATGAAAGACAATTGTTCTTTTGTTAGTCTGTTTTTTATATCTTCAGATGTTTTCGGGCTAATGTGGTTAGGATGCATTTGTGTTAAATTTTTATCTAATTTTAGATATTTTGCTGTTTTGATTTTTTCTATTTCGTCAATTACAAAGTTAATATTAATTTTGTTTTTTGCGATTTCTAAAGCACTTGCTAATTCTGATATAACTTTAGCTTTGTCTGAAAAAAAATCTTCATATTTAAAAACATAGCTAGAAATTGGTATATTTGATTCCATCATTTCAATAAAACCTTTGCAGGCATTTTTTAATTTTTCTTTATTATTAATATCAAATTTTTTGTTAAAATCGTAATAACTTGCCATTATGTATCTTATATCTCTTACTGTTGTTACAATTTTGTCTGACCACTGAACATCTTTTTGAACTCTGTCGTGTATTTTTTTTATATTATATTCTTTTTCATCGTTTGTTTTATAAAATTGATACCAATTAGAATATATTTTTTCTTTCCCATAAGCTTTTTCAAATAATAAGCGACACATATTAAATAATAATGTGCTTCCTGATCGTGGCACAGTTGATACTAAAACATTCATAATTTAATATATTAACGAGGAGGACAAATGTGTTGTGGCAGATCAAAAAATATAATATTTTCTATATTGTATTATTTTTGTAGTTAATAATATATAATAAAATGATGCGTTACAAACGTCGTAATATTGATTATAGTTTCATCATGGCTCCATTTTACCTTATAGGCAATGATGAATTATTGAAATCCCAATTAATCAATTTGAATTATCAAACAGATAAGTCTTTTGAAGTTGTTATTCCAGATCCTCATTATTCTAAAAGATCTTGGCTATCAGAATTTAGTAAAACACTTCAGTACCATGTTGTCCATTTCCCTTATGTAGTTAATCCAAATGTCCCTAAATCATTTGATTATGGTATATTCAACAATGCTGTTTTGATGGCGCATACAAATAAAATTATTACATTTCAAGATTGGAGGTTTTGTCATCCAGAATTAATCAAAATTTTAAGGCAAATGAGTAATTTTAGTTTTGTTGGATTTGAATGGCAAATACTTTATAAAGATGATTGTAGTGTTAAAAACAATAATCATGAAAACCATACAATGACAATATCAGTTAATGAAGCAAACGAAATGTACAAAGAAGGCATATTTCCGAAAATATTATTGGAAGAATCAAAAACTTATAAATTTAACAATTCTTGTTGGGGTCATTATTGCATAGATAGAAGTTTGTGGTTGGAAGTTAATGGAATAGATGAGGTAGTAACTAACACAAGACATTATGCTGATCTAGACTTAAATGCAAGGCTTGAAGAATATTATTTGCGCAACAACAAAAAAGTAGAAATACCAATGATTAAAAATGTAATGGCAAGAATAATGCACAATAAAGGAGATTATTTAGGTGGATCAAGCATAAATTTCGATTTTAAAGTAAACACAAAACATAGAAACTGTTGTTTTGTAATAAACGGATTGATTGATGGGGAGCAACCCATAAATTATACAAATGACAAAGAATTTATGAAATTTACAGTGAAGAATATAAATTCTGGTAAATATAAGAAGTTATATCAAGTCGATTATGATGCAGATTATTTGAATAACAATAATGGTGAATTTGATACAGATCATGCCACTATAGGATTTGAATGTTTAAAATGTGGTGTAATAAGTGAAACACCGTATTGGTATAAAAAGTCTCCTCACGCAAGAATAAAATCTTTAATTAATATTGGTGCGGGTAAATACAAATTGGGTAGAGATTTAAATCATCTTAATATTTTGATGGAAAATAAAACATTTGAACAAAAAGTAAATATATTAAATAGCTTTTAGAGCAAATAACAAAAATAGAATATCAATTATATTTGATCAGTTATAGTCTCTATATCAACTTTGCTTATTCCCATAAATAAAGGCAAACAAAGTATTCTTTTTGAAATGCTTTCAGATATAGGCATTTCTACATTTTGCAAATAGTTAATTGTATTCAATGAAGGATAAAAATATCTTCTTGGAAATATATTTTTAGAATTTAATTTTTCTACACAAATTAACAAATCATTTTCATTATTAAAAATGATTGGATAATAAGAATAATTTTCTTTTATATTTACATTTTTCCTTGGCTTCCTGATGTAATTTCTTTTGTATGATTTGTACAATAACTTATCATAATATTCAAATGATTGTTTTCTGTTATCTATAATATCATCAATTTCTTCTAATGAACACAGACCCATAGCTGCATTGAATTCTGACATTTTAGAGTTTATGCCTAATGATTCTATCTGATAATTTTTATACCCAAAATTTCCTTTTGTTTTCATTTCTGCCATTTTTTCTTCATCTTTTACATAAATTGCTCCACCTTCAATGGTGTGATAAACTTTTGTAGCATGAAAACTAAGTATAGACATATCACCATATTCTAATATTGATTTTTCTTTATATTTTACGCCGAATGCATGCGCTGCATCAAAAATTAATTTAATATTATTTTCTTTGCAGATTGTTTCTAGTTCTTCCAAGTTTCCTGTATTGCCATAAACATGAGTTGTTAGGACAGCTTTTGTTTTAGGTGTAATTAAACTTTTTATTTTGTTTATGTCAATAAACAGATATTCTGGATCTATATCACAAAAAACAGGTTTTAGTTTTGACCAAACGATTGAAGATGTTGTAGCAATAAAAGAAAATGGTGTTGTTATAATTTCGCAATCAGGATCAAATTCATTCAAACACATCAGCAAGCCATTGCTGCAACTATTGACCAAACACAAGTCTTTAACATCCAAGTATTTACATAGTTTTGCTTCAAGTTCTTTATGAAGTGGACCGTAGTTGGTTAAATGGTTTGTATCCCAAATAGTTTTTATTTTATCTATATATTTATTTATATCTGGAAGATAGGGTTTATTGATATTAATCATATATCTATATATGGTATAATTTTTAATTAATCAGGAGTTTTTATGTGTTGTGGAAGATCAAAAAAAACAAAACCTAATAAATCAAGGTCTAGAAAAATAATAAATGTTAAGCCTATCAAGCCTGAAGAAAAAAAACCTGATGATAAATGACTTGGCAAAGTAGCATTTATCACACATGATTGAAAATTGAATTATTGCACACGTTATGTGTGGTTTTTTTCCTATATTTTTTTCTTCTTATTTTTTCTTTTTCTTGTCTTAATTTAAATTCTTCTTCTGAAAACCATTTTTCTTTTCCAGCTTCATTGTATTCCCAGAATATTAAACCAGTTTCTTCATTAATAGTTCCTCTGCGGAGTCTTTTGTTCAAAGCTTGTAGTGCCATCATTCTTTTTGTCTTGTAAAACATGTCTAATTTTCTATAAGATATTGCTCTGCTTTTTTTTCTTTCTTCTAATTTTTTTGCTGAACCAAAATATGGTTTTTTACCAATAAAGAAGCAGACAAATTCTTCTGGATTATTTGGATTAGGATCACCAAATTTAAGATTAGTTTGAAGTTCTTTAAGTCTTTTGGTCATATCCTTTCTTCTATCGTTCAGTCTTTTTCTATGTTTTTCAAGTTGAAATTTGGTTCCCCATACTTCTTTACCTGCGGTAGAAATACTAATGAAGTACAAATTTCTGGAACAATCATATTTACCAAGATAATTTCTTTCATGTGGTAATTTCTTTGCTTGTGATTTTCTATATTCTTGTTGACACATACGAACATATGCTTTTCTTGTATTTTCTCTTTTCTCATACTGTTCTTTTGTCGCCCAAACTTCTTTACCTTTTCGGTAAGTCCAAAATACTTTACCATCTTCACGGATGGTGCCACGCTTGATATGATTGTCTCTTTTGTGGGTAAACATATATGCTCCTTCTGGTGGTATCCCTAAAAGATCATTGTAACAAACTTGGAATTTATGTCAAGTGTTTTACTACCACCCAAATTCTTTGAGCATACTATGTTTAGGTCGATAAATATTTATTAATTCTTTTTGTTCTAAGTCTTCATTTGGTCTAGAAAATTTTAATTTTATATTTGATTTAATATTATCTCTTAATTCGCTTTTGATGTCTTCTAATATAAGTATTGCGGCATTTTTCTTACCATCAAATCCTGCTGGATGATTTTTATTTTGCATTCCCATGACATACAAACACATAGACAGTGCCATAATTGCGTCATCATGTTTGCCTTTTTGAGCTTCTGGTCTTTTAGTTGCATTGTTGTATTCAAAACAATTCATTTCTTGTAAAAGTCGAATCGAATTAATTTTAACTGACTTTTGCAAAATTGCAGTTTGAAAGCTTGTGAGGATTAAAGGTCTGTTTGCAGAGGTAGTTTTGATGCCAACTCTTGCGCTTTTGGAATCAGGATTATTATAAAAGAAGTTATCATAATACAATTCATTTTGAAGGGTATTGATGACAGAAAGTCCAGCAGACATTTCTTCTATAACTAGCAAAGCATTATTATAAAGAATTGCAAGTTCGTATATTACTTGTGCAAATTCATAAGGTGTTATAATGTTTGAATAAAATTCAGCAACTTGTTCTTTTGCTTCAACGTCGAATACTTGAATGCAAGAATTATCTGCGCCTACACCTTCAGACGAGTCTATTCCAAAAATATATTCTTTACTAGCAATTGGTTCTTTCCAAATCCATAATGCTCCTTTGTTTTCATCATTCATCTCAGGATCATCATTTTTATTTTTATTTTGGTATTTTGAGAATAATTTTCTTTTTGGATGATTGTTTTTTGTCTCTTCATCTAAACGGGCAAGTTCTTTACCGGGTATATATGTATCACCTGATCCAAGGAATACTCTTAAAATTTCTTGTAAGAAACCCTTCTCGCCTAACTGCGCTCTTTGTTCTTCTGCCCATTCTGGATTTTTTTTAGAATTGTAAAATGGGTGTTCATCATAATCGATATCAATAATATGAAATTTATTTCTTTTTTCTTTGGCACCCATGTAAAGTTCGTAATAATAATTGCCTGTACCGTTTACTGTGGAAATGATTGAACATCTACCTCCAGTTGAAAGCACTGGATACATAGCTCTCCAGTGCTTATCCATGTCATCAATAAATGCAGCTTCATCCAAACAAATAAATGCTACAGATTTTCCACGAGCAGCTTCAGGAGAATAGAATCTAAGGCTTCCTCCAGTTTCTGTGACTTGTTTAAGGTGGTCATTCCATTTACCATCTTTTTTAGGTCTTATCCAATCTGGTAAGTTTTCAACAGCTCTGTCTACAATGTATCCTGCTTCTACAGCTTCACGGTCTGATTTGGAAATAAGCATCATTGAAAAATCAAGCGTAAATAAAGCTTTGTACAAACCATAAAGAAGAGTTACAGTTGTTAATCCACCCTGACGGAATTTTGAAATAATATTAAATCTATGATGTTCATAATCACTAGTAACTCTGTTTTGATATTTAAAATTTACAAAAGGCACCAATCCTTTTGTTGGATGTAATATCTTAACAAATTTATGACAAAAATAAGAAAACGACTTTATACACTTGTATGTTTCTTCTTCTTGCTGTTGCTGTGTATATAAATTTAAATCATCAAGTGTTTCATCAGGATCTATTTCAATTTGAAATTTTTCTAATTGAAAAAAATCTGGATCATACTCGTTGGTATAATACTGTTTTAATGTCTTGTACTTATTTTTCCAAATGCTCATTAATAATTATTTAGTAATTATTTTCAGAAAATAAGCTATATTTATTGTGGAGGGGTTGAAAATGGCAAAACTTAGCGATGAATTCATGAGTTTATTGTATTTGGATTTGCGTAATGAACGCAAACATATGTTGTTTTATCTTTCTAATTGTAGTTCAATTAAAGGAATTGATGCAATAGAATATATTGAAATGTTTGCGGATGAAGCAGAAGAAGAAATGAAACATGTTAAAGAGTTTCAAGACATGATTGTTGGAATTGGCGGTGATCTTAATTGTACAGAAGCTCATGGTCACGAAAAATTTGAAATTTTCACATCTCCTAATGAATCTTTAAAATATGCTTTAACAATGGAAGAAGAAGTCGTAGATAACTATGTAAACAGAATTGAGTCTCTTGATCATCTGAATGACAAGGTCATAAAAAAGTGGTTAGAAGTTTTTTATGAGAAACAAATAGAAAAAAGTCAAGGTGATGTAGATAAATATAAGAGGCTTCTAAATTATTAAGGTAAACCTATGCCATTTTTCATGAATGTTTTTGATTTTGAATTTCGTGGTAGTTTGCTATCAGCAGATAGACAATACCAACAAACTTTTAAAGTCAAAGCAAATACTAATAGATCAGATTATATTCTCAGTGGAAACGCTGAGCCATATGATTTTTCAAGCGAAACTAATTTAACAATATCTTTTTGCTACGATACAGAACAGGTCAATTACGCAAGTGTTACTGTTGATGTATCTGGATCTACTGCTTCTGAAACAACAGCTTTAGAAGTTGTAACTAAGTTGAATGCAGATAATATGTTTTCCACATTCTTTACAGCATCAGTTTTTAAAACTAATGTTATTGGTGTAACTGAAAACAAAGTTCTTATTAAGTCAAAGAAACCAAAGTCTAATTTTAAATCATATGTTGTAAATTCAAGTGCAGAAGGATTTATTCAGTTTAATAAAAATGCACCTATTGTAGAATTGCCAACTTATTTTACAAGATATGATATTTCTCAAAGATTTAATTTTCCTGATCTTGGTTCGGAAAGAGTTATTTTATTAGACACAAGTAATTCAATTGAAGCTGATTACATAGATGCTGCTGGATTTGACCATTCTGCTCCAAGTGCAGATTGGCAGCTTCTTAAGGGTTGTAATGACCAGTACATGTTCACAAAGAAGATTTACACCAGTGGTTTGATTGTTGCTGAGATAAAATATCCTGCTGGTGCTTCTGAAGGTGATGCTGCACTAAAGACTACTTATGAATATGATGGATCTGATTTGGTTGGTGTTTGTCAAATTCCATATATAATTTCAAGTGGTGACTTAATTGGACCAGTTTAAATCATTTTTAATGGATAAAATTTGTTTAATTTATTAATTAATTCACTAAAAGTGAAAACTTCCAATGTTTTCCATTTGTTTTTATCAAGAAATATGTAGTCCCAACTGCCTTTGACGAATATGTTACTAGAATTTCTATTTTTCAGAACAAAAGTTGGGACATGCATTGCGGCAGATAAACTTTTAAGAGATGTGTCTGGAGACAGTGCAAACATACATGATCTTATTGCTTCTACAAAATGACCAACGGTTATTTTTTGATTTTCAAATTTTTCAAACTGTAACCATTTAAACTTTTTTCGTTTGTCGTAACTTTGAAGTTGTCTATCACTTCCTACAATAACTGGTTCTATGTTTTTATTCAAAAGAATTGTTGTAATTTTTTCAATTTCATCATTCGTAAAAAATCTTTTAGATATATTGCTAACAGTGCTGCCACAAGGACAAATCAAAGCGTAATTTTTGGGTAAGTTTAACTTAAATTCTTTAAAACTATTGTATTTTTCACATAATACATCTGGATTAAAACCAATAAATGGCAAATTACACTTGTTATTTCCGTGCGTTCTAAACCCTTTATTTGTCAACAAATCTTTTATTTTATTAGAAAACTCACATGTGTTTGAATCACGCCAAATTTCTTTCCCTGTGTCAACAACATGATATTTCATATTAAACGCTTCAAGAAATTTTAAAGAAATTTCATGTGTGGCTGGTTTACTCCAATAAATAATTGGCAAATTGTTCTTCAATGCAGCATCTATACCGATGAACAGATCGCCAAATGCACCAGAACAAAATAATATTTTTCCTTCAACCTCAGATATCCATGATTTTATTTCAAGATATTGTTTTTCATAATACATAATTGTATATTAGAAGATGCCCCATTTTTCTTTAAGCCTTGCTACCTCTTTATCTTCTTCTTTTTTCATTTGTTCATCAATATTTTCTTTGTTTTCTTTTTTTTCTTTTCCAATTTTCTTCTCAGCCCTCTTATACAAACTATCAATGTTCTTTTCCCACTCATCCAATGGATTGTAAGAGATTAGTTCTCCATCAGATTCCTCATAAACTACTCTATTTTGCCAAAATACTTTCAAACTATTATCATAATCTTTTTGAATAATTTCTAGCTGAATACCTAACCGCAATCCATCAAAATGATAACCTATAACATAACTAGTATGTCCTATATCAAATTCTGGAACTTTTTCTTCTTCTATATCGTCATATATAAAACTGATAGGATTGCTAGAAAAATTATCTTGGATAATTTCAGAACCGAAAACTTTTGAAATTATTGATATTTTGCCTGTTTGCCCGAATAAATCTTTTTGTATTGCTTCCGCCATCCGTATTTCAACAATTTTTTCTTCAATGTTTTGCATGGCTGTTATAAATAAGTAATTATATAACCATTTAAGGAGGACCATGGCTATTAAAAAAAATAATACGACAAATAATAAACCTGCTAATGTTACGAAACAAAATATAAAATATTATTTGAATGATCCGACTACTCCAACTTTAACAGAAGTGATTAACTTTGCCCCTTCTACGTTATTTAGCACTGTTGGATATACTGGACCCAATGAAAAATTTGATACTAATGCTGGTTTAGCATCAAATGCTTTGGGCACTTTGATGTTTGCCATGAATAATTTTTACAATAATTATTCTCCCAACAAAATAAATGCGTGGTCAAAGACTAAAACACTAATAATTAAACCAAATGCTGGTCAAATGCCAAATGCTTACTACGACAGAGTAGGTCTTAGTTTTTTCTGGTTTAACGGCAGAGATGGAAAAAAGATTTACACGGCTTTGTCAGCCGATGTTATCACTCACGAACTTGGTCATGCTGTTCTTGATTGCTTAAGACCAGATTTTTGGTCAGTTGGGTCTATAGAAATTTGGGCATTTCATGAAGCATTTGGTGATGTGTTTGCGTTTTTAGCTTCTTTGCATCATGATACAATAATTAACTTCATGATCAACGAAACAAAAGGAAACCTATTTGAAAGCAGCATAGTTTCCAAGTTAGCTGAACAATTTGGCACTGGAATTGGCATGAATGGGTATTTGAGAAATGTTGACAATGATCTTAATTATGCAAACCCAAGCACTTTGGCGAATGCAAGTACAAATAAAGAAGCTTTGACAAAACAACCTCATAACTTCTCAAGAGTTATGAGTGGAGCATTATATAGAATTTTTGCTGAAATTTACACTGTAAATGGCAAGAATGTTGCATCTGTCAAATTAGCTCGTGATTTTGTTCGTGACACTTTGTTCCGTTGTATTAAACTTGTGCCATCAGTTCCAAATTTTTACACCGCATTTGCTAAAGTTTTCTATGATTTTGGCAAAACAATCAATCCTCAACTTGCAGAAATTGCCAAAAATGTTTTTGTTGCAAAAAACATGATGCCTATATCTGTAAAAATGAATATTCATGAAAATAAAGAAAAAATTAAGTTGAGAGAGGAAAAGGATGAAATGTTCACGATGATGAAGTTTGAATATCAAGCTAGTCTTAGTGACATTCTTCATGTTGAAGATGACAGGTACAAAAATCTTAAAATTAGACTGCCTGTTGATGACTTAACATATGATGCTGGTAATGGCGTGATGGGTATGATTGATTCTGACATTGATGAATCAATTAAATGCGGACAACAAGCAGCAAAATATATTATTTACAATAATTTACTTGATGAAACTTGGAGAATTGATGAAAATGGGTTATTAAGAAGAACAATGATTAGTTGTGATGGTTTTATAAACAATTGCACGCTCCCTAACTCGCCTGAATATGGTAAGTGCTGGAAATACAGGATTAGTGGATGTGGCTGTGGCGGACCTTATGGGTGCCCTGAAATTGAAGAAAAAGTTGCGCCAATAGTAAAAAATAATTGTTCTTCAAACTATGTTATCAAGTGTGCTAACACAAGAGTTAGTGCATGTGCTAACTAGTTGAGGTGATTATGCGTAGTTATGATTTGGAAGATTATTTAGACAAAGTGTTTTATTCTGCCATCACTACCGATGATGACGATGACATCGGTGGTGAGGATGATGAAAACGAAGACATTGACGAAGATGATAATGACTATTGGGGTGAAGAAGATGATCACGACGATGATGATGAAAATCATTCATGGACTGATTATAAAGAAAACGATGATGACGATGAAGACGAAGATTGAAATATAAATAATATTTATTTCTTTTTTCTTTTAAATTTTCCTTTTTTCACAGGAGTCATTGATGGGTCGATATAATGTTTAACCGATCCAATTGGCTCCTCTCCACCTCTATGAATGCCTTGTATAGGACCATTATAAACAGCGATTAATGCTGCTGTTGGCTGAAGTGGTGGCTCTAACCATGAATCTGTAGCTATTTCTGACAATTGGAAAAATTTTTTGAATGATAACATAATCATATTTATGATTTGAACTTAAAAATACACTTTATTTAATAAATAGATTTATGCCAATAGATCCAAATAGCTTTACACAACTGAATATAGGGGAACAAGGTTCCATAATGGATGAAACTGCCGTTGATTACGGCGATGTTGCACCCATTACAAATCCTTATCCATTACCTCCCGGTGCTCCTGTTTACAGGAAACGATCAAGATTCGTTATTGCTGGTCAAGGAGCTTATGAAATATGCAGTGTAACCAATAACAACATTATTGGTGATGAGTACGGCGTAACCGTTAAGCCAATAATTAGAGCTTATGATAATTCTGTAAATGTGTTTGATAGTGCTGCGGGAATCTCTCCAAATTCTGGCACAACAGTTGTTAGTTATACAGTCCCTTCTTCAACAATATTTTCTTTCTTGGGATGCAAGGTAAGTGGTGATTTAGGTGCTAAATTTACAGTTTTCATAGATGCTTTAGCAGTATACACTTTAAGAACAACTAATGCCAATCTTGATGGAATGCTATATTTTAATACGCCAGTTTTTGAAGTTAATGCTGGAAGCGTTATATTAATTCAAGTAATATACTACAATAATAATGCAATCACATGTGATTTCGAAGGGACCGTAATAGGTTTTAATACTCCAGCATGATAACTAAAGAATTTGCAAAGTGGCTTTCAAATATTGATGGCATAACCGTATCTTTGATAGAAGAAGATAAAGTTTACTTTTACATTACCAAAGAAAACTTAGTTGTAAAAATAACTAAAATTGCTAATGATTCAGATAATTTTCTATCACTTCACAGTGATGGAACTAAAATGTTATTTTGTTTACACAGACATGAATATAAAAAATTTATTGAACTTTTTGATGGTAAGAAAAAAGAAGGAATTATTCCAGATTTATCTTTAGTGACTATTGGACAAATGTTGGATGAATTAAAAAAAAGAAAAACTATTACATTTGCTTTTGTTATGATGGAACATTCAAATGTCGAAAATATTGTTTTAGAAGCAAGTGGCAATCCAACATTCATCTGCGGTTTGCTAGCAAGGGCTACGAATATTGCTAGCAAATATGCAGACAAAGACATTGATTATTATTACACTGGCGAAGAAATGGAAAACGATGAAGAGTTGGAATAAGAGAAATTCAATTAATAAATTCATCCAATTTATCTTCAATAATTAATTGCCGGACTTTTTCAATTGCAATTTCTTTATCTTCTTCCGAGAGATTTGAATCTTGCAATTTTGGGTAAACATGGGTTTTAAGAAACTTTTTATACAAAAATCCTTTTTTCTGAGCAGATCTTTTTATCAGTCCTTTCGCTGTATTACAATTTTTATAAAGAAAAATAAAAATTTCAACAACGGTAATGACAATTGTTAATATTACTACAGAACACTTCCCGTCATTTTCAAATTCTGATTGAATAGTTTGTTTCAATTTAGTTTCATTCATAATCTAAAATAGTTACTAAATTAAATTATGTTTACACAAAACTTATTCACGTTGGTTTTAACTTTTGGAACGGCGCTTGTAAGTATTTGGGCGCTTTTCAGATATGTCATAATGATGGAAATGCGTTTGGAACCAGCAATATTCAAACACATATACAGTTCTCTTGATGTTGCTACTTGTAAAATAATATTTTCAGAAGAAATAAAAATTGAAAATAGATCCGCTTTAGAGTTTTCAGCAATTATCAAGTACAAGGAATCACCTTTTTTCTGGGTTAATCATGGAGAAAGACTTCTTAATGCAGGATGGCAAGGAAAAGATCAAACAACAAGAATAACTTTCATGCGATGGCAATATAGCAAAGTAAGAAAATTCTTAAGAGATCTTTGTGACTATACAATCAACCACAGAACAGAAATGCCTGTTTATGTGTTAACTCCGCACTATGTTGATAATATTGGTAAGATTAAAAGCAGATCAATTGTTCCGATTCAACCTAAAGAAGTGTGGAAAGACATTGAAGAGCAAATTAAGCTTTGTCTGAGTGAAGATGATAAAAAGTTAGGTCTTATTCTTCATGGCAAGCCGGGTAACGGAAAGACAAGCTTTATCAAATATGTCTCAGAAAAATACAAATTACCAACATATTATGTGACATTCTCCCCTGAATACGACAACATTCATTTAATGATAATGTTTTCTCAAATCCCAGCCAGATCACTTGTAATATTAGAAGATTTTGATTCATATTTCAATAAAAGAACATGTGTAATGCAGAACTCGTCAATTGGAATCAATGCTCCAAAATTTACATTTGACACAATTCTTAATTCGCTTGATGGGGTTTACACTTCATTTGATAAAACTGTTTTTATATTGACTGCAAATGATATTGAAAAAGTTGATGAATCTCTTAAGCACAGACCATCAAGATTCAAAATAGTTAGAGAGTTTCCTGATCCCAACAAAGAAATAATTGACAAGTTTATACCTGAGCCTTGGAATAACCATGTTAAAGATGTTAATTTTGATCAATTAATTAGATTGGCAGAATTTAAGAATCAAGGATATACTCTAAGCAAGAGTTTAAGCATGTTGTCTTTGTCATTGCCGCAAGAAGTTTTTGATATTGCAAGAAAAATATATGAAGATCGCCTCCTAAATAACATTGAAGGCAATGCTGACGATGATTTTTTGAAAGCTTGTCAACAATTTGACGAAATGAATAAATAAATTATGAAAATCAGTGAAGTTAAAATATTTTTAGAAGATTACCACATGGCTTTAATTTCTTCATCTAATGATGAACAATGGTTAGCCAATACAACCAATTATCCAGAAATTTTTCAGTCTTATTTTAAAACTAAAAACAACATTGATGTTGTTAGCAACGGCAATCTAATAGAAAACATTATTTTGTATAAAAATAAAAACAAATTAAATTGCGTTCCAGAACATATAATTAATTTTGAAGAAAATAAAACTGATTTTATAAAAAACAATATTCATGAAACATATCAGAAGACTTCTTACTACGCTAGCATATTGGAAAAATTAATCAATGAATTCAGTTGTAACAATAGAAAATTTTCTTCATATAAAATATTTCCATTTCCAGAAAAAGAAGAAGATACATATTTGCCAATAAAAAAGTTTAAGATGATTTGTAACGGAAATGTTTGCAAAGCTACAATTGTGCGTGGTGGATTAAGAATTGATGGTGACGATGACATGTCAAATTATTTTAATAAAAGAATTATCAGTAAATTCATGAAAACTGGTTATACTGACGAAATACCAGATGAAAAGAAAAATCGCAGAAGATTACTTTTTCTTAAAGCAATACCACTCGAAGGCATAACGAGTCTTTCTAAAAAGACAGGAAAATACAAATTAAAATTTATTGGTAATCAAACTGTTGATGATGATGAAAATGAGTTTTCAATTACAAATGAACCAATTCAGGTCACTAATATAGGCAAAATATGAAAAAAAACATTAGCGAAACGATTGGTAAGTTGGAAAAAATATACTTTGAAATACCTGATGATTTTGCATTGCAAAATGCTAGAACTTATTTTCGCAAAGCAATAAATGAAATGAAAGAAATTCAAAACAAAAGAATAAGAAGAGAAAAAACTCAACAAAATGTTCCTCAATCTGGTCATATGGATATCAATGCAGCAAAATTATCTTTGAAAGAATTAGACAGATTGATTGCCTTAGAAAATAAGAAGTTAGAAAAACCTGAAAAGAATAAACCAATCTCTGATGAAAATCAATTCTTAGCTGGTTGATAATTTACTTTTAAATTTATCTTTAATAAGAGAAAAGTAATAATCACTTTTATTGTCAAAACATTTTTCTATTTTGACAGAATATTCTTTAGGATCTACAAGCTTTTCATCAATTTCTAATCTTTTTTCTATTTTATTTAAAAGTTTATGAAAATTATTTCCATTATTAAAATGAATAATACAATCTTCACAATAATGAAGCATTTCATATATTCTTCGTAAACGGTAATTAATATATGATGGGTTTTCTTCGCCGACTATATCATCTAAATAAAATATAAAAAAATGTTTTTTCAAAATATCTGTAGATGCTACTTCATAATTTTCCAAACAAACATCGTAAAACCAAGCACCACCAAACTTATATTTGTGGTTTTTTCGTAATTCTCCAACATCATGACAATTCAAATATGTTGTTTTTATTGTATTATCTTTTATTACTTTTTGCAATTTACCATGAGAAGAAAGCGTTTTATCAAGCTTATTGTGAGATGATCCATGATAGCTTATGACGAAAAAACTTTCCATATTATTATTTAGTTTCGCTTTATCAATTTGACAAACTGTTTTTAATGATAGGAAATTTTAAAAAAAAGACTAAATAACTTGGTTAGATGGTGTGTCCTTGGTTGACACAATAGATCAGGAATTAAAAGTAATTATGCCTACACCACTTTGGTCAGATATTTTTAAGACTTTTACTTATGCGTTTGAAAAAGATCCGCTAAGCAGGAGATTGCAATCTAAAGAAATTGTTGGCGCTGGTATTATCAGCCCAGATTCTATCCCAAGCATTTCTCCCGATGGTTCTTATTGGAATGGTCAAGATAACAGACTCATCAGACTTCGTGAATCTCAAGATTTTGTTGATTTGTCTACAGTAAGCAATAGAATTTCAAGATATAAAGAATACGAGAGACTAAGAGCTGTTCCTGAAATTGAAACATGTTTAACTATATTTGCAGATGAAGCATGTGTTTCTGGAAACACCAAAGTTGCAACACCTTTTGGTTTTAAAACCATCAAAGCACTAGCAGAAGAAAATGCTACTGACAAATTTTTAGTTTATTGTTATGATTTTAAGAAAAAAGATTACACTTTAGGCTGGGCACACAACCCCAGAAAAACTAAAACATCAGAAACTATTGAAATTATCTTTGATAATGGTGGAAAGTTAGAATGTACTCCAGATCATAAAGTACTTCTGCGCTCTGGAGAATGGATTCAAGCAGAGAATTTAAAGGTTGGCGATGATTTGATGCCTTTCTATCGTGAAAAACCAGACACCACACATAATAATCTTATAAGCGGTCAATTCCCAAGAATATTTACGTTTAATAACGGTTGGGTTACAGAAAGACAACTTGTTGATGAATGGCGTACTGGTAAACCTATAGAAAAGTATCAATCAATTAATTTTTACACAAGATTAATCAACCAAGGCATGTCAATGGACAATATTATTGCCATGGTCGAAGAAACTTGGATAACAGTTAAAGCAAGATTAAAGAAAGCCGGTTTCACCTACCAAGAACTTAAATACCTTGCAAAGAATAAAAGCGACAGAAGAAAAATAATTGGAAAATTTAAAGGAATTAAACAAGATGTTTATGATTTGACAGTTGAAGAACATCATAATTTTGCAACAGATCACACCATTGTTCACAATTGTCAAAAAGATGAATATGGAAATGTTTTAAAAATAGAAGTTGAAAATGATGATGTAAAAAAAGAAGTTGAATTTTTGCTAATGTCTAGACAAATGCTTAACTTCAATAAAAGAATATGGGCAGATTTTAAAAGCCTCTTGCTATATGGAGATTTGTTTTACGAACTTGTTACCGATCTTGATTCTCCCAATGAAGGTATTTTGAAAATTCAAAGACTTCCTCCTGAAAGTATTTATCGGATTGAAACAACTAAAGGAAAAGTTATTGAATTCCAACAATCAAAAGAAGGACCAGATTATCAATCATTGGTTCGTGCGCCCGTAACAGTGGCTAGCGATCAAGAAATTCAAATGGCAACCGCAATTAGGTTTGCTCCAGAACAAGTCGTCCATGTGAGAATTAATGAGGATAGAAGGCAATTCTATCCATATGGCAGTTCAATTGCTGAGCCAGCCAGAGGACCAGCATATCAATTAAGATTGATGGAAGACAGTATGTTAACATATCGTCTTGCCAGAGCGCCTGAAAGAAGAGTGTTTTATATCGATGTAGGTCAACTTCCCGGATTCAAGGCAGAAGCATTCATTGAAAGAATGAAAGATCAATTCCGTAAAAGAAAAATTAGCTTAAATCAAAATGGATTTTCTGGTTCTTCTTCTGTTGAAGAAAGATACCAACCACCAGCAGTTGAAGAAGACTTTTGGATTCCAACAAGACCAAATTCAAATACTAGAGTTGAAACTCTTCAAGGTGCTCAGAACCTTGGTGAAATTGATGATGCCATTTATTTTAGATTAAAACTAATGACTGCTCTCAATTTTCCTAAGAATTATCTAAATGTTGACGATCCAGCACAAACCAAGATTACTTTGTCTTCACAAGACGTAAAATTTGCAAGAACTGTTGAAAGATATCAATCTTCTTTGGAAGATGGAATTTATGAAATAGCACAAAGACATTTACATATGCGTGGATTTCCACCTGAAACATATGATGACTTGAAAATAAACATGACTCCTCCAAGCGAATGGAGAGAACTAAGTAGAGCTGAAATTGTCAACAATAGAATTCAGAATGTTACAACGCTTAAATCTGCTGGGATAATTAGTGATTATGACTTAATGCGATTTTGGATGCATTATACAGAAGAAGAAACAAAAGATATGCTTGCTAGGATTAAGTTGCAAAAACTTGAAGATGCGAGATTGCAAGTATTGCAACAAAATCCACAACTTCTTGGTGTTGGTATTCCTTCACAAGAAGATGAACAAGTTGGAGCAACAGATAAAGGACCAAATAACCAACTTGAAGTCCCAACAGAAACAACTCCTGAAGCTCCTCTTGATCCTTCCGCTCCTACTGGAGCAACATCACCCGAAATGGGATCGTCAGCGCCATCTACTTCTGGTGGAGCGCCTCTTCCAGAACCAAAAGAAGAAGATATTGAAAAATATGACCTTGGTATTAAAGACTACGCCAGCGAAGAAGACAACGAAAGCCAAGATTATAGCATAGAATAAGGTGAATAATGAGCGAAGAAGATTATGAAGACATTGAAGAACAAGAAGAAACAAGACTTCATGGAGAATATGTTTGGGATGGTCGTCAATTAACAAGCGCAGATAGCAATGTTGATGATTCTGGTGGTCATCAAGGATATTTTCTTCAACAAATTATTAGTGAGTTATATGAAGACACAATTGAACTCGCAAAAAATGTAAAAGAACATCTAGAGACATTGCCAGAAGATCAGTTAACAGTCGATCAAGAAGATTTTTTAGAAAAGTTTAACATAAATGTAAAAGATATTGGCAATAATGATCACGGGTTTAATCCAGATGAATTTCAAAGTTTTTTGAGGGAATTAGAAACAGTTGATCCATCTTCTTATAATAAGTTTAAAGAAGATAACGAAAAGACAATTAAAGGGTTTAAAAATCCTGTTCTTTGGGGTTGTGAAAAAGGAAATATTGTTGTTAGACAGAATAGTTTTGAACTTTGTGGATGGGAACAAAGTAAAGCGAAAGATATTTTAAAAATTGTTGATGAAATTGTAGGTCGTGATACTGCTAGCCCTACAACAAGTTTAGACATATATGATCATAATTTTGACAAAACATATCATACTACTGTCGGTGAATTACAGTCTGGAGAAAAACCTCAGAATATTATTCCGAGTGCATTAAAGACAAAATCAAACATCCATATTCCTTGGGATAGAAGTATGTTGCAAGGTGACAACAACAATTTTACTAAATTTAAAAATTGGATTAAGTTAAGAGAAGAAAGGAATTAACCACCCATATTTGGTGGTAGATTATTTGCCCTATCCAAAATTCCTGTTTCTTGTGCTAATCCCTTGTCTTCTTCATCGTCTTTATTCTCTTCTTCAAAATTTTCAATCTCTCGTTTCAAATGTTCATCTCTAATTTCTTCAACAAATTCTTTAGTCACATCAACAAATTTTTTAAAATAATTTGGATTTTCTAAAATAAAACCAATGATAGTTTTTAATCGATTAACTTTTTTTTCCATTTTTGACGGAACTTTTTGTTGATTTTGATCAAAATTTTCCTTAAATCCAAATCTTTGATTAATAAAATCTGTAAATGTTTGCATGTTTACCTTCTTTTTTTAAATGCTTCTGCATAGATATGAGTTAGGATTCAAAAAAATTCTCACTTTATGTTATTTAACATTGTTTTTTTTGGGGAGTAAAAAATGAAGAGAAAACTCATCGATTATGATGTCTTCAAGCAGATTGAGCGCAAGTTTCTCCAGACAGCTGAAAAAGAATTAAATGAAGCTGCTGATGCTATTGCCAAAGCTCTTGATAAAGACAATATTGCTTTGTTTGGTATCACTGAAAACGAAGCTACTTTTGCCACTGATCAAGGTACACTTGTTCACGCAACTTATATCATAGATGATTCCAAGCTTTTGCTTGAAAATATCGAAGAATTGGTTGTTGATGAGACTTCTCAAATTAATGAAGGCAAAAATATCATTGATAGAATGGTTGATTCCATTCTTGATGATAACAAAGAAAATGCAAGTGATTTGTTTTCAAATTACTTTAGCCTTCCTTACATTCGTGTAAATCTTCAAGAAGGTGTAATCAACGAATCTAAGAGGCATAAAGGCAAGATGCCTCCTCAGCTTGCAGCCTATCTCAAGAAGAAGGCAGCCAAGAAAGGCAAAAAAGGCAATAAAGGCAAGAAAGATGACAAACGTGAAGAATTAGTCAAAAAGCATTCTTCAAATAAGATGGCATTTATTGCTAAAAAAGCTAATGCTAAGGTTGTTAAAGAATGGGCAACTGTTTCCAAGAATGTTCTTGACTATGTTGATTTTAGGACTTTTGGCGCTCCAACTTTGAGCGAAACTGTTAAAGACAAGCTTGGTAATGTTATTACTGTTGCTATTCCTCGCTCACAAATTAAGAATGAAGCTAAGATTCTTTCATTCAATTGGAAGACGCTTAATACAGATGTAATGCACCAAAGAGATCTTATGAGACTTCTTGCTCATAATGCTCACTGGGGTCTTGCTTGCAAAGACATGAAGAAGTGCAACGCTATGAGCGATTCATCTAAACTTCAAGAAACTATTGAAAATGTTGCAGCTGCTTTCCCAAGTGTTGTGTACCTTACTGAAGGTGAACTTGCTAGGCTAATTAGCGACACTTTAGTTAGAGAAAATGTAAAGAACTTTGATGATGATTCTTGTGTGTTCTTAGCTGAAGGTGTTCTAAGAACATGCTATGAAACATATAAAGATAAAGTCAATCAGATCTTTAAAATAGCTGACATGTTTGAATCTGATAGTTACGAAGGCTTCAAGCATGCTTCTGAAATCATGGTTGACAAGCTTAACGAAGTTTCAAAGACCGAAAAGATGGCTTTTGAAGATACTTACAAAGCACTTAACAGTCTTGCAGGTCTTGCTGAACATTTCGGAGATGCTTCCATTAAGCACGAAATTGCTGGTTATATGGGCGATATTGAAAATGCGCTAACTGGCAAGAAAGCTTTCGATATTGATGTTCTTGAAGAAGCAGCTGCTATGCTTAAAGCTGCCGCTAATCTTCCTATGAGTGGCGATTGGCATGTGTCTGATAAAGTTGGTAACACTGTAACAGGTGATATCGAATCTATGTCAAGATACGGCAAAATTGACGGAAGTCCCGGCAAGTATGCTTCAACAAGATCACCATTCGTTAGTGATGGCAAATCTTACGACAAGCAAGGTGTTGAAGATCTTAGGAAGGGTTATTTGACTCATGATGGTTCTGATGTTTACCCAAATGTCAAGAATCCTTATGTTCCCAAGGCTGGCGATTATAAGATTCATGGAGAAAAGACTATTGATTCAGATAGCGATGTTCTTGGTTACAATGATGGTCCCGGAACTTGGGACAAGTTAAAAAATCCTTACATTCCTTCAAATGGAATGACATTGGCTCATAGTTTCAAACTGCTTAAAGGCAGCGAAAGGGGTTGATGTGAGTATGCTACTTGTAGATTGCTGTTCCAACGGCGGTATTCATATGAATTTGAATGAGTCTGCAACTAGCGGACTCACCAGATTCCGTGGTAAATTTCAACAAGCCGATGAAATAAATAAAAACAACAGATGTTACAGTTATGATGTGCTAGACAAAAATATGCACGATTTAGTGGAATGCGTTAGCGCAAGAGGTTTGGTTGGTGAATTAGATCATCCCTCTGATTCCATTATTCACTTTGAAAAAGCTTCCCATGTCGTAACAAAATTATGGTGGGAAGGCAAGTCCTTGATGGGAGAAGGAGAAATTCTTAACACTCCACATGGTAAGATCCTCAAAGCTCTTATCAACGATGGTGTCCGTGTGGGAATTTCATCCAGAGGTGTCGGCAACGGGTCAACAAATGATAAAGGTATCTTGATGATCACAGAATCATACAAGCTCATTACATTTGACGCAGTTGCAGATCCTTCAACTTATCAGGCATTTCAAAGGAAAATTACTAAAGAAAATTATAATCCTAGTAATTTTTCCACAAAAAATGAAAGCAGAAGCATACATACTGTTAATAAGGACGCATTAATAGCTTGTTTAGGCGGGCTAATTAAGAATAAAACCAGTAATATAATAGGGAGACTGTGAGATGAACAAGATTTTCAATTCATTAAAGAAACTTCTTCCAGCAGAGCATATCAACGAAGTTGCTCAGTCTGTTAACGAGATGCTAGAAGAATCTAAGAAGGAAATGGAAGCTGAATATAATAAGAACTTAGAAGAAGCTTATATGCAGCTTACAAATGAACTTTCTCAGGCTGAAAAGACCGCCTACCATGGTTATAACGAAGCTTATGCTATCATTAATGACCTTCAGGAAAGAATCGGAACTCAGAAGGCTGAGTTTGAGAACGCTCTTGAAGAAGGTTACGAAGAAGCTTATCAGATGCTTCTTGCAGAAAGAAGCAATAAGAATAGCGTTGAAAGCGACCTATACGAAGAGTATGATGGTAAGCTTAAAGAAATGAAAGAATATATCGTTGACAAGGTTGACGAATTCCTTCAAGTCAAGGGTGTTGAAATTTACGAGCAGGCGAAGAGAGATCTTCTTGCTGATCCTCGTATTGTTGAACACAAAGTTGCACTCGATAAGATCGTTAATATCGCTTCTGATTATATCGCTGGCGATGAACAATTCTTCTCAACTTCCGGCAAGCTTGAAGAAGCTCGCAAGTCTACAGAAGATCTTAAGGGTCAGCTAAGAATCATGGAAGCAAGGAACATTCGTCTTTCAACCGAGAATACGAAGTTGAATGAAAGTGTTCGTAGAGCTTCTGAAGTCATTGGTGAACATCGTGTTGATCGCACAAGAAGAGTCATCAGTGAGCAGAAAGAGCGTGGTATGAAAGCAAGAGTTGCAAGCGGGAGAGGTCAGTTAGTAACTGAGAATGTTCAGGTTATTTCTGAATCAAACTCAGCGAATGTGGACAACGATCTTCTCGTTCTTTCAGGAGTCAAGAAATCTAAGTAAGTTTTATAATAAAGAAAGGTAACTACAATGAGTCTCAATTCAACTTATTTGAACGAAGCTAAAGAACTGGAGAGCCGTTGGGCAAAAACTGGTCTTCTCAGGGGTATCGAAGATACTCATACCCGTGCTGCAACCGCAGTGCTTCTTGAGAACCAACGCCTAATGCTCGAAAGAGAAAAGCTATTTAACGAAGTGTCAACCGACACCGCAGATGTCGCACAGTTCAAGAGGATTTCAATTCCTCTCGTGCGCAGAATTTACCCACAGCTTATCGCTAACAAGATTGTAAGCGTTCAGCCACTACTCGGACCAACTGGTTTGGTGTACTATCTCCGTTTCCGTTATTCTTCCAACAAGGGTAGCGTTCGTGGAGCTAGCAACAACGGTGGTTTCCCCGGAGACGATATTAATTCACTCCAGCAGCTTGCTGATGGTACTGCTAACCTCGATGTTTATTATTCTTCACAGTTTATTAACAACGAATCAACCAGCACCGATGCAGGCGCAGATGTTAATAGCGTATTCAGCCCACTTGAACACACTCCAATCCTCGCAGGCACCATCACTGGTACTGTCTATGATGGTTCAACCGCTGTTCAGACATTCGTTGTCTCTTCAAACGGCACCTTCAGCTTTACCGCAATCGGTTCACCTACTAACAGAGCAACAGCTGGTAGCATCGATCTTACCACTGGCGAATTCACACTCACTTGGGATAATGCACCCGGTCCAAACAACTGCACAATCTCTTATGAGTACAATATGGAGTGCAATCAGGATCTTCCTGAAATCAATCTCGTAATTGAATCAGAAGATATCGTTGCTAAGACCCGTAAGCTCAAGGCTGTATGGTCTTATGAAGCACAGCAGGATCTCCGTAGTCAGCACAATCTTGATGCTGAAGCTGAGTTGACCGCTGTTCTTGCACAGGAAATCAACCTCGAAATCGACCGTGAAGTTCTTGGTGACCTTCGTAACAACGCAGGTACGGTTTCAGCTTGGGACTTCTCAACTGCAATCGGTCAGACCATCAAGGAAAAGTACGAAGCCCTTTATGTTAAGATCATCGAAGTTTCTAACGTCATCCACAGAAAGACCCTCCGTGGCGGCGCAAACTTCATCGTGACCTCACCTGAAGTTGCTTCAATCTTCGAAACAGCAACCGCTGGTTTCGCTCCTGCTCCTTCTGAGACCTTCACAAGCTCACTCGGCGTTCAATATGTCGGTACGGTCGCTAACCGTTATCGTCTATACAAAGATCCACTCTTCCCAAGCAACCAGTTGCTTATGGGTTATAAGGGCGACAGCTACATGGACAGCGGTTACTTCTACTGCCCATACGTTCCACTCACCCAGACCCCAGTTGTACTCGACCCAGAGTCCTTCTGCCCAAGACGTGGTTTGCTTGTTCGATACGGAAAAAAGTTATTACGCGAAGGTGCTAAATTCTACGCAAGATTATCAATAGCCAATTTTAGAGTATGATTTTTTCATAACGTCTAACTTTACTGAAACCGCTTGTTTCCAAGCGGTTTCTTTTTATATTTAACTAAGTTAGAAACAGTCAAACTGTCGTACAAAGTTAAAAGTTTTTTTATTATCGTAAAACGTCTTGATTTGAATTGAGTCTGTGTTATAATAGATTCAACAGGAGAACATCATGTCAAAGATTACAATCGAGTATGTTAGAGATCAGTTTGCTAATCGTGGGTGGACAGCACTTGCCGATAAGTATGTTAATTCACAAACTAAGATTAGTGCTATTTGCGGCAATGGTCACGCAACAACAATTACATGGAATAATTTTCAAAGAGGTCAAGGTTGTAGATTCTGTGCTGGTAATATTAAGTTTTCATACGACCAAGTAAAAACTGTGTTTGAAGACAATGGTTGTGTCCTTCTTGAAAAAGAATACACAAGCAATAATACGCCTATGAAATTTTTATGTTCATGCGGTGTAAAAGATGTAATATCTTTAACATCAATTAAAGCTGGAGCTAGATGCAATCAATGTACTGCAAGAAAGATTGCAGAAAGCAATAGAGTTACAGATGAAGAATTAAAAAAACGATGTGAAACAAAAAAGTTTAAATTCATAAGATCTTTTGTAAACAAAGATAATGATAGAACATATATTGAATACGTTTGCCATTGCGGCAATATGTCAAAAACTGGTCTTTTCAATTTCAATAAAATTGAAAATTGTCGCATTTGTGGTAATAACAAGAAAAGTGGTAAAAATTGTTACAAGTGGAATGCTGATAGAGCAGAAGTAAGAAATAGAAAAATAATTCGCAAACGATTGGGAAACATTATCAATAGATGTCTATTTAAACAAAATGGTCAAAAGTCTGCAAATACCGAAAGACTATTAAAATATCATCCAAATATATTAAAAGAAAAAATTATGCAACAAGTAAAAGAACTTGGTTTGGAAAATAAAGC